TTAGGATTTCAACACAAACATGTAACACACCTTTACAAAACTTTAGATTTTATATATAATAGTGTTACATAACTTAATAATTCAATGACAGTTACAACTGAATCAGGTGGAAGACAAAACGCTTTCCCAACTGAAACAAGACCCTATATTGATGAGAGCGCTTCCTATGAGGGCTATCCTCAGAACGCTGAGAAAGTTAATGGTCGTTGGGCTATGATAGGTTTCGTTGCACTTATCGGTGCATATGCAACCACAGGTCAGATCATTCCAGGCATCTTTTAAATGAAAAAGAATTCCTACTGGAAGATAGCAGAACAAATGAATGGCAGACTTGCCATGATGGGTTTGTTCGCAGCCGTAGTTAACTACGGATTCACAGGCTGGATTATTCCAGGCTTCTTCTAAGGAGACTTAGATGAAATTTCAATCACAATTCACAATTCAAAAAAGGTACAATCTAATGACACCAGAAGCAGAAAGATTCAACGGCTGGGCAGCAATGTTAGGTTTCGTTGCAGCAGTAGGAGCATATGCTACAACAGGACAAATCATTCCAGGCATATTCTAATGGAAAAACAAAAAGTTATCGCTGAAAGATGGAACGGTAGACTTGCAATGTTAGGTCTAGTTGCAGCAGCAACATCTGACATTCTTACAGGTCACATGTTCTTCGGTATGTTCTAATTTTTTTTCTCTTAGAACTTTACAAAACTAAATAATATCTTTAAACCAAAACAAAAGGAACAATCTCAATGATTGAATACCAGTTCGCAGCTGAATCATTTACAATATGGAAAGCAATACTTTGGTGTTTCTATCCAGTAGTCGCATTAGTTGGCATAGAATTATTTCTCCGTGCTGCAGATGATGACGACGATGATGATGGCGGCGGACTAGGGGCAAGGGTCGATGATCCACAATTAGTTCCACTTCCAACAAATTAAAAAAAATGCAACACTTATTATTCACAACACTAGTTACAGCATACATCGTTTCTGGCGTAGGGAACATAGCCTTCGCATGATATTCCTTGCTGCTCTAGTAAATAATATTCCACCAGGCTTCAGAGATCTTACGGAGTTTGGTTTTTTCATGTGTGTAGGTGTCACAGCAGGCTCAGTGGGGTTACTATCATGATATCAGATCATCTATCACTATCTTACCATGACGTAATGGAAGTATATAAACGTCCTATGTCGATACGATTTATCCCAAGGATAATAGGTTGGGTTTCTACTTTCCTTATACTACTTGGTGTTGGTACTACAGCAACCGCTATGGATAAAGAACCTGTCATCTGGGTACAAGTTCCACAGTGGACAGATGATTGGGCAGTGTGTGCAGTAGATATTCCAGACGCATCATGTCATTGGTACGTTGCAGAAGCAGATAATACATTCGGAGAAGGATTTGATTGGGAGACAGCACCTTGGTTTGATGCCAATGGGTTGAATGATGTACCAGCAATACAAACAGAAAGTGTAGTACAACAGTTGCAACATATAAAATAATCTGTTATAATAGTGTAGTGAAAAAACTTTGGAGAGTTTGGGCAAAAGCACTTGGAGAAAAGTCTGGTAAGTCCGATAAGGAAGCAGACACCATTGCTAGAATCCGAACATTTATATTCTTACAGTTAGTCATTACTAACTGCTTCATCATTGCAGGCAATATACGCCATTGGAATGATCATTATACACCACCTCAGTATGAAAGATGCCAGCGTTAATTTGTAATTTACCCTCCTATCATGTATGGGTGCGAAAGGAATATCTTACAGATCATAAGAGTGGACACGGAGAATTTGTAGAAGGGTATTGGGTATCCTGTAAATCAATTCCAGGCCGTGCCTTTTATTTTGAAACATACTTGCCAGACTATGCGGCGATGTACGATAAGTTACCTATCAGTGCTTTTGTATCATCACCAGAGTTACCAGAACCAGACATGGAGTTACACAACTTGCAGTTCTGGAACTGTATGGATTATGGAGTTGTAGCAGTGCAGAAACAGTTCGTTGGTTCCATGCACTATGAGATTATGACTAGGGATTATGGCAATCAAACAGGAACATATATCTGTACACTTGACAACTATCATCAAGACGTAGACGCAATAGATTACTCTACAAGTGAACAACCATCAGAACATAAAAGTCATAATCTAATAGAGCTTGACAGTGGACAATTCGCTTTGTATCCTAATAATAGAATGAGAATTTTTGACAATAGTTTGACACCTGAGAATCCAAAAGACCCTGACTTTAAGGTCTCCACAGTTTATTATCAGGTAGAGAATGGCCATGACCGTGATGGGTTAGGGTCGGAAGAAAATTACTTCTGGAAAACCGCTAAAGAAAGATCATGACCCCAGAGAAAGACCCATTACTTGAAGAGCTAGAAGAAAGAATCTACGAAGGCCCTGTCATATTCACGCCTGATGAGGATTTCATAGAAAAATTAAGAAAAAATAAAGAACACTTGACAGATTTGTAAACATTTGTTAATATAAATAACGGAAGGGTGTTGTTTTCAACACACTCAGCAAAGGACTCGAAAGGATCGCCATCCATTGCACAACTGCTCTCAAACCGAGACCTATAGGCAGTATAATACTTCGTCTCTCATATCCGACAGTGAAGGGATTGTCGGAAATAAGTATCGCTTCTAACCCTTGGAGCCCTACTTAAAAACGTCCTACTAATGACAACTTCAAATATCACACGCAGAAGCGGTGCTCTCCTACAGGGATGGCCAGAGTTCTGTGAGTGGGTAACATCAACAAACAACAGACTATATGTTGGTTGGTTCGGTGTACTCATGATCCCATGCTTGCTAACAGCAGCTGCATGCTTCATCGTTGCTTTCATAGCAGCACCTCCTGTCGATATCGACGGAATCAGAGAACCAGTAGCGGGTTCTTTCATGTATGGTAACAACATCATCTCTGGTGCGGTTGTTCCTTCATCAAACGCTATAGGTCTACACTTCTACCCAATCTGGGAAGCAGCAACAGTAGACGAGTGGTTATACAATGGTGGCCCATACCAGTTGATAATCTTCCACTTCCTAATCGGAATCTCTGCCTACATGGGTAGACAGTGGGAACTATCATACAGACTAGGTATGAGACCTTGGATATGCGTTGCATATTCAGCTCCAGTATCTGCTGCGTTCGCAGTATTCTTAGTGTATCCTTTCGGTCAAGGTTCATTCTCTGACGGAATGCCACTAGGTATCTCAGGTACATTTAACTTCATGTTCGTGTTCCAGGCAGAACACAATATTCTAATGCACCCATTCCATATGGCTGGTGTTGCTGGAATGTTCGGAGGATCTTTATTCTCTGCAATGCACGGATCTCTAGTTACTTCATCTCTAATCAAAGAGACAACAGAAACTGAGTCACAGAACTACGGTTACAAATTTGGTCAAGAAGAAGAAACATACAACATCGTAGCTGCACACGGTTACTTTGGTCGTTTAATCTTCCAGTATGCTTCATTCAACAACTCAAGAAGTTTACACTTCTTCCTAGCAGTATTCCCTGTAGTCTGCGTATGGTTAACCTCAATGGGTATCTGTACAATGGCGTTCAACCTTAACGGTTTCAACTTCAACCAATCAGTTGTAGATGTAAACGGTAAGATCATTCCTACATGGGGAGACGTTCTTAACAGAGCTAATCTAGGTATGGAAGTAATGCACGAAAGAAATGCACACAACTTCCCACTAGACCTTGCATCAGCAGAGTCAACAACAGTTGCTTTAACAGCACCTTCAATCGGTTAATATTCAAATCGACACACTTCTTAAGACCTCTTCACAGGGGTCTTTTTTTATGGTAAAATATAATCTAAATAGTTTTTTTAGGATAAGATTATGTCTTGCGGAGACCACGAAAAAATGAATCCTATCGTACATGGTTTGTACCATGTAAAGGAATGGGATAAGAAAATGGCAAAGAAATTTCAAGATAAGTTTGGTCTTACAGACTATCAAATGAAGTGTATTGCTTTCGCTAAAGGATTTATTATCGGTGCTATTCTCCTTTGAAAAAACCTTCGGGGACGGCGTAGACCCTTGGTACGATAAAGCCGAGAGATGGGTAAAGAAGAAATTCAAGAACCCATTTGTACAGCATCTTGCATTAGGACTCATTGAATGGTTGAAACAACAGTGGATTGAGGTCAAAGTTGCTAATGCAATGAGAGATATTGACAAACAAACCGAACAAATCAAAAAAATCTGGGAGGAACAAGATGACAGAGAAGAACCGATTATCGTGGAGAAAGGAGTATTTGGGGATGAAGGCTGGTCTATCGAAATTTCAAACCCGATTGTTGGAGGAGGGCCCACATCAATTGGCACAAGCATGGTTCCTCCAAGCGATGCACAATGACTACAAGAGAATGAAGGGGATTAAAGAACCTCCTTATCGTGAATCTGGCTATCAAACAACACTTAAAGAATGGTTCCAAACTTACGAAACTAAATGAATTTCACCGTTTACTCAAAATCAGGATGTAATCATTGCGAAAAAATAAGAACTGTGTTAGAATTAGCACAGTTAACTTTTGTAGAATATAAACTTGATGAACATTTCAACAAGAAAGAATTCTACGATCAGTTTGGAGAGGGGTCTACCTTTCCTCAAGTAACAGCTGATGCATCTACAATTGGTGGCGCTGTCGAAACTGTTAAATACTTACAAGAAAACAATCTAGTAACATTATGATACATTTGCGTGACGACATTCTCAAGTCACAAATTCATTATTATGAAGGTTTAATTGCCAAACATAAACAGAATGTTGAAGTGTACCTTACCTACCCTGTGGGTATAGGAGAACACCCTGATATCATGGCAGCAATAGACAGTGAAATAAATTCTATTGCTCAAGCACATGAGAAGATTGAAATTATCAATCACTATTTCTTAGGGAGGTAACATGGCACGACACGGAAACTTAGAACCAGAAGAGGATTGGTTTAGACCAACACCAAAAGAGCATGTCAATGATCTTTGGGAAGACATGGATAGACTCAATGCTCTCTATGAAGAGATGGATTGGCCATCAGATGATGTCTTAGACTTTGTTCCTGATTACGAAAACAATCAGATTATCATTAGAAATAGATCTAAACATGGAAGATAAACTTGATTTGATTCTCCTTAAGATAAAAACTCTAGAGAGAAAGATAGATGAGATAACCAAAACCGTAGAAGCACATCGACTTGAACATGGGTTTGAGAAGATGCAAGACGGAGGTATCAATAGAAACTTTGGTGGATCTCCTCAAGGCATGCCAGGAGGTGGTGGTATGCCAATGGGTATGCCAGGAATGGGTGGTGGTTATCAGCAGCCAGGTATGGGTGCTCCCATGCAAGACCCATCCAGACCGCCAGGTATGTAAAATCGCTATTTGGAAACTAAAATAGTGGAAAAAAAATTCGGGCAAAAATTTGAGCCGTAGGGTCGCATGAAATTATTAGGTCTAAGATTAGACTCCCATGATGCCAATATAACTTACTATGATGGTGAAACTGTTAGATATAGATCTTTTGAAAGAGACTATCAGAATAAACATCACGGTTTTACTAATGGCATATATGAATGGACAAGAATACTAGATGAGTGGAATATTCAACCTTGGTTTGTAGACGGTGTTTGCATGATCATAGATTGTGCTGGAACTGTATATGAGAGACACAGTGTTGTTAATGAGTGGATTGCTATAAACTCCCAAAAAGTATCAGAACAGATAGAGATACCTTTTCTCAGAGATCTAGGATTTAGATGCCCCATTTATAGAATAGATCATCACTATGCACATACGCTAAGTTTCTGGCCTATGAAGGTCAAACCCAATCTTCACTTTGTCTTTGATGGATTTGGTGATGACTGGATGTATCGTAGCGTGTGGAGAGATGGTAAACTCATAGACTATGGTAAAACTCCAAGTGGCGTTAATATTATAAAGCATGGCTCTCCTAGTCTTGGATTCATTATGACTAGAATGAGTGGTCAAATCCTAAACTTGCGTGGAAACTATCTAGATCATGCAGGGAAAGTGATGGCACTAAAGGCCTTTGGTAATAATAATCCAGATGTAAGTAATGATGGCATACACATTGATAATCTGGACAAAATGTGGGATTTTGATTTATTACAAACAAAAGTTGACGATCATCAATATTTGGTAGATTATATTCATACAGCACACGAATACACAGAACAAATATATCTAAGACATTTTCAAAAGTTTGTTGAACCAGATGATATTGTGGGATACTCTGGTGGTGTGGCACAAAATACTATTATTAATAAGGTATTGAAAGATGCGATACCTAATCTAGTCATACCACCACATGCATACGATCAAGGATTGAGTCTTGGTGCCGTGGAGTTTCTTAGAAGAGAAAATAATTTGATGCCACTTCCTTCAGAGGGATTCCCCTTCATGCAAGATGATCAGGCACCTGTGGACAGACCTTCTACAAAGACGATCAAGGACACTGCTGAGTTACTCGCACAGGGAAAGATAGTCGGATGGTATCAGGGTCATGGAGAGATAGGCCCTAGAGCGTTAGGCAATAGAAGTATATTAATGAGACCTGATGATCCTCATGGTAAAGATTGGATCAACAATAAAGTAAAACATAGAGAACCATTTAGACCTTTTGGTGCCTCAGTATTAGAAGAGAAAGTATCAAGGTATTTCTACTGGAATGGGCCTTCGCCATACATGTTATATGTTACGGATGTATTAGAACCAGATAGATTCCCTAGTATTACTCATGCGGATGGCACATGTAGGATCAATACTGTAAATGAATCTCAAGAAGATTATTATATGTTACTAAAGGAATATGAAAAGCTAACTGGTATGCCTGTGTTACTGAATACTTCCTTAAATAACGGTGGTAAACCTATAGCTGGGAGAATAGGAGATGCTTTGGGTTTATATTATGAGACAGACCTAGATACCTTAGTCATAGGCGATAATATTAAAGACAAATCTTAAGATTTCATAAAATTGTATCAAAAATGTAGTTTAAGATACCGTTAACTTGACTAAATAGTAGGAAATGTGTTATAATTAACACAATCGTTCATCTTATGATAGAACTTAGTCTCCTAGCATTGCTCCTCTCTGAGCATAACTCATTCCATTGGGATATGTCATGTGCAGATTGGAATCGGAACAGAATTGAGATCCTCAGCGATGAGAGTCTTGGCTCTGATGCACAGGAGTACCTTCTTGATTACCTCCGCACGAAAGTCGAAGGTAATTGTGAAACGTATATCATAGGACGCAAGTAAGCCAACTCGGAACGGATCGTTCATCCCGAAAGGGACGCAAAAGTTCGCTAAAGGAACGGGGCCTTAAAATCCAATTACTTTAGGAGAAACCAAATGGCAAAAGTCACATACAGAGGAGTCGAGTACGACTCAAAGGAGTACAACGCAAAGGTACTCGCAGAAGCAGCACAGCGCCAAAGACATGAACTCATGTACAGAGGCTTGAAAGTTGCTAAGTCTGTATAATCAGACCCATACTTGTCTGATAAACCC